ACAAGAAGAAAAGAAGAATTGCAAATATTTGAATCTGGTAACTATGGTGGTACAATTACACCAGTACCAGCAAATATACCACAATCAAAACCACAGGAAGAAGTTCGGGGTAGTGGCGATGAAGGAATTAAGTTTACTACTTCCGATGGAAGAAGAATAGAATCTCTTTATGGATTCAGAACAGCTGGCGCTGGAGCAAAAACGGGGTTTCACTCTGGTCTAGATTATGCTGGAGTACCAGAAGGATCACCTATACAAATTTTAACTGGTGGAAAAGTAGTCCGATCTGAAGCAGTAAATGGTTATGGAAATACAATTGATATTGATGTAAATGGTGATATTTTACGATTTGCTCATCTACAAAAATCTCTTGTTAATAAAGGAGATGAAGTTTCATCAGGTACTATAATTGGACTTTTAGGTAAGAGTGGTGGAAATTATTCTCCTCATTTACACTTTGAACATAGAACTAAATCATCTTTTGGTGATGGACAAACAGCAACATACAATCCAATGAAAACTGGTGCGGCATCACTTGTCGCTATTGGCAATCAACCATTACAAATTAGTAGAGGGGTTGAATCAAGAGATCAAGTTAGAAATATTGCTGATGGAGTTAATTCCGAATCGTCAAAAATTGCAAGCATTTCTACACAATTAGCTGACGCTAGGAGGGAAGCTTCTAAACCAAATGTTGTTGTACCAGAACAAACACAAGTAGCACAAGCAACACCAAATACATCAAAAACGCAGGGATTAAATAGAAGACCGCCTGTTGATTATACACAACAGGCGGTCGTTCGTCAAACATCTACTTCTTAATTACTCTTTTTCAGCGAGAGACTTGAAGTAGTCTAAATCTGCATCAGAAGTATGATCGCCATCAAGGACAGAAGTATCTTCTTCTTTGAATGACACTGGACTATCTGCTGCCTTAGAACGAGGTGCCATTGCAGCACCATCGAAACCAAGAACCTTATCAAGGCGACCTTTCAGCAATTCATATGATTTGAATTGTTTCTTCTCGGTGAAATCTTTAAGACCATGTTCTTTCTTCCACAGGTCTTCAAGTTTTTCATCATCACCATCATAGAGTGCAGCTTTATCTGCAAACTCTGATTTATCATAATTACGATAACCTTCAACATTACGAATCTTCAACTTGAAGTTAGCACCATCCCACAAATCAAACGGGTTGATAGGTGTCTCATCATCAAACTCTGGATTCATTGCTTCGGTAATTTTATCAAAGATTTTCTTACCAAATTTGAACAAACGAATAGTACCTTCGTTTTGTTTGTTGGCAGGATCAGAGATAACAAGAATGTTTGCAACATAAGAAAGCTTACGCTTTTGCTTACGGGCTACATCTTTATTGGCTTCGATACCTGAATTCCACAGAGTATTGTTATGCTCACAAACAGGACACTTTTCATTTACTGTGGTCAGACAGTTATCAATCAACCATCCGCCAGGTCCTTGAAAACCATGTGTGAATATACGAACCCAGGGAAGTGCGTCATCACCATCAACCGCAGGAGCAGGAAGAAAACGGATAACAGCCATGCCATTACCTGCTTTATCTACTTCAGGTTGCCAGAAACGGGTATCTTCTTTAGAACCAGCCTCGGGTGTAGACTGGGATGTTGCTGCAATCGCTTTGGTAAGTTTCTCAAAGGACGATTTGTTGCGCTTTAGATTTGCAAAACTACTCATAGTAATTCCTTTCGTATAAACGGAGTATTAACGGTATATAAACGACTTATTCACAACATCATAATATAAAAGTATTTAGTCGCTATGCAAGCAGCACTTTTAGAAGTTCTATAGTATTGCCTACATCTTTATGAAGTATGCCGATACCGCCAGCAGCATTAAAATCATCAATAACATCTGGTGTGTCATCAATCAGAATAATGCCTTTGCCAGCATACTTACTTTTCTCTTTACGACCAGGCACAATGTTTGGCTTATATGCAATGTGATGCATCTTCAACCACACTTCTTTTTGCCTTGTCACTTCATCATGGTGTTTCGGACCACCCGATGAGGAAAGAATCTCTACATCAATTTCTGGATGTTGTTTGCGGAGAAACATCAATAACTGTTCACCGCCAGGGTACCAATCCAGTTTTTCAAAATTACAACCCATAACAAAATCATGCCAATTACCAGACCACAACTTATTGTCGCGTGAGGCTTGATCTGGTTTAACCTTATAGAGTTCTTTATATCTCTTATTGAAATCGCAGAGAACGCCATCCATATCCAAATAAATCTTCATGTACCTATCACCTTTTTCAAAATCAACTTGTATTTTACACTATCTTGTGGGAGAAATACGGCATACTTAATCATTTTTTGCCTGTAAGTTGGCCACCGAATCGTATCAGCAATTTTTCTCGACCACATCGGTAGAAAATTCAAAAGAACATTCAGTATGCATAGAGTTTCAATTTCAATTTCTTTGCGTAAAGCCTTAGTCAGAAGAATTGGATAATCACCCTCAGTCATCAATACCGTATTGGGATTAAGTTTACAACCTTCAGAAATAAGTTTACAATCTTCGAAAATAAGTTTACAATCATTCTCAAAGATATACGATAGCGATTGAATAACTTTTTGACGAGCCAGGTATCGTGAGTGTGCTTCTTCCTCTAACAACTGTCCTACCCAAATATTTTCATCTGTGACAAAGTTAGCCACAAGAAAATCAATCAAGTTATCCTTGTTAGGATACTTGCGTGATAACTTATAGAAATAGTATTTGTCTTTACGATTCTCAAACGATTGAACACTTACTCTTGTCTTACCATTATACTTAAAGAAGTCATAAGAATCTTTTGTGAAATGGAGTTTGAGAGATTCATAAAGAGAGAACGCTTCATAGCCTGTCATATAGGAAGTCGAGAACCTTTCAGTTTAAGCATATTCTTGTCCATTGCATCATTTTCAATTTTTGATTTGAGGTTTTGGTTAACAAGCAAAGCCGCAACCTCAATCTCAAGACCTGTTGCCCTACAATGCTCAACAATCGCTTCTACATAATTTAGATCGGTGGTTGCAACGAGAGATTCAATCGCTCTTGCAAACTTTAACATCTCATCCTTGGTTGGCATTAGGATCTACATCTTTTAGTGTGATGTTTTTTGTCATCTGGTCTACAGTCCATTGCCAACGATTGGCACTTTCTTGTGCATGATATCCTTCTTCTAATGAAGCTTCATCAGGTTCTGAATCTTGATAATATTGAGATTCTTCATATGAATTTGCTACTCCAAGAAAACTATCTATCAATTCAATTGTTTCTGCACCACAGTTTGGGTCTGCTGAGAATGAAGCAGTAAAAGTATAGTTATCATTATCTTCATCAGCCACAGTAATATTAATACGCATAATATCTCCTAATTATTTTTTCACTTGTGATGCTACATTGTGCGACTGAGCCGAAGCGGCAAAAGCCACACAGATTACATCACGTTCACTTGCATAAGAACAACGAACAGATAGTGGGTCAATTCCTTTTGCGATAGCACTATCAATGTTTTGCGACATTAGTTTCCTGTCGCTGATATGATAGTAACTTACAGAAGTAATCAAAGCAAGTACCATCAGGGTAATGCAAATTGGAAAAGTCAAGTCTTCTTTCATACTAATTCTCCTTTGTTGTATGATTTGCGGTTATAAAAGATATGTCTACCGATAACATTTGTTCTAATCATGTTCGGCCACTTTGGATTAACATAGTCGGCATGATAGAACATAGCACCGTTGGATGGATCTGTTACTCTTTCATAGTTGATGTAGACGAACATTGCTATTTCACGAACACCATTATACAACGAGTTGTCTCCGTTTGTCAAGGCCTTGCTTGTCGCTATTGCCTTCGGCTTATCTTCACACCACCATGAGAACTGGCATACATTCTGTATCTTCTGTTTAACTACGCCGCAAATACTATCGGCAAATTTACCACTCTTTAGACGATTCATTGTGACGAATGCAACAGCAAGTTTACCTTCAGTTGGTTCCATTGCGGACTCAAAGTATATATTTTCAGCTAGGCATTCTACTTCTTCACGAGCATCAGGCGTTAGACTACTATAGTATGTCTTAAATGGAAGTGAATATTTTGTTGATTCCACCATGTATACTGTAGTTATCATCAATGTAACTGCGATAGCCATAGTAAGTGTTATGCTTCTAAGCATTATTTCTCCTTGTGTGTAGACGGGGCGTGGAGAGATGCCACGCCCCTTCTTGTTACGCAGACTTCTTACTTGCCTTTGTTTCTACAGTAATATTCGAAACGAAACCATTAAGGTTTTGTGCCTTGATGATGATATCCGCTTCTGAAGGATACTGTGGGAAGCCTGGGTGTGGAGGCGGGGTTTCGCCTTTGATTTTCGCGGTCTCACATTGCATGGACCAATCGTTACTAATTTGCTCTCGCTTACCGTAGTAGTCATCGGAGAGCATTTCTTTCGCCATTTTTAATAGTTCAAGGCGAATCTCAAACGGTGTCATATTAGACATAGTGTTACTCCTGTGTGTGTTAACCAGCTTTGTGTGTGATGCTGGTTACTTATTTAGTAGATTAAAATCTTGACCTCTGGCAATGTCCATTTCTTTAGTTGCCTGAATGAAAGCTTCATAATCTCCAGTATTCTCTTTAAACATTTTGACTATACTAACCAGTTGATTATTGATTTG